TGCTATCTTTAGCGGACTATTTTTCCCTTTATTTGTTCCATTACTTCGTTTTAGAAGAGAAATCACAAAATCAATAAAGAAATTTAAAGAATCAACCGAAAAATTTAAAATAGAAGACACAAAAAAAAGTAAAGAATTAGAAGAACATTTTAGTTTTTTACTTAAGTTAAGATCTCTTGACCCATCAGAGCATATCAAGCCTGAAAAAGATTGATTCTGCTAGAACATTTCTTTTTATACATTCAAGAACTAATATAAAAGCCCCATTTGCAATAGTTAGACTTTACTTCACATAAATCCACAAGAAAGCCCCATCCGCTAGCAAGTAGATGGGGCTTATTTTTTAGGAGAATTCGCTATAGTATTTGTCAATCATCGTTCCCATAACAATGTTCTCATCTTACTTTCTCTATAACATTTGTCTGATACATTTCTCTCTTTGTGTTCTTTTTATTTGGAACCAACTTAATAGTTAGCTCAGTTCCATAAAACATACATTGTGGAGGATCTGTCAAATAGCATTCAATACGCTCAACTCTAATTATTCCCATATGATCCTTCAAGATATCTCCTACACTGTAAGGGCAATTGGATCTGGCATAATCTTTCATTAACTCAGTTCTCTTTTGATCATAGAATTCCTCCAGATCCTTTAAAACTTGATAGTACTCTTCTTTAGTCATTTCTATATTTTATATTCATTGATTTTAAAGCATCTTCTATCTCCTCGCTAGGGATATGTCTTCCATTAGTGGCTATGTCAACAGTTTTACCGCTAACATATGAATCCAAGAAGGCGATAGCCTTTACTTTTCTTTCTTCGGTCTCATATATATGATGGCAAAAGGTTAATCTAAAGCTGCTTGCGTATAGAGGCTTTACCGGTAAATCATATTTATCTCTTACCCTTTTCAGTAACTCATTAATAAACGAGTTATGACAATGTCTTCCTGTTTTCGTCTCAAATACATATCGATCCTTTTCCGGAGAGCCAAGTTCTTTATGTAAATATGACAATCGGGAACGCACATCCTGTCCTTTCCACGATAACGCAAATGTCCTCTTGCACGAATTGGTTTTGATCCATATGAATTCATCCTTGTCCAAAACATCACTCCATTTGAGGGAAAGTAGATCTGACAGTTTTAATCCCGTGTAGAAAGCCAGCACGAAAAATAACTCCTCAATGCACATACGATCCATCCTTAACCTATCCAGCGTAATTCTATATTCATCGTACGTTAGGTAGTTTCCCTTGTTCTTTTTTAAATCAATCATCGTCTCTATATTTAATGTTTTTGTAAAAGTCGTTGATCTCGTCATTTCTAATGCCGATATATACATAAGTGATACCTACATTGGAATGATTAAATACCTTTTGCAGCTGGATAAGGGCCTCCTCTGTTTTTCCTCTCGTCTCATAGTAATTACGCCCAAATGTTTTCCTAAACGTATGGGTAGAGAAATTCTCAATGGATAAGTCATATCTCTCCTTGATATCTTTCAGCCTACGGTTGATATGTTGGATACTCATAGGTTGTTGCTTGTTCCCTTCAAAATAGCGGTAGCTAATGATTTAAAAGATATAGCTGGCGATGAGGATGTATGGATTGTCGTAACTTATCAAGCTACCGTAGAGAACAGAGATTGGTTAAATGACGAGAAAAACGTATTGACAGAATACAACTGCTCAGAGGCAAAAGGATTAGCGAGACCAATGACCCATTTAATATCGTTAAATCAATCTGACAACGAAAGAAAAGAGAACATTATTCGCCTTCATATCGCTAAATCAAGGTTCTTTAAAAAAGGAAAAACGATTAAGATAGCCACTAGGTATGAGGATGAGGTATTCTACGACAAGCAAAGGACATTAAATATAAGTAAAGTGGCATAAAAAATAACGAAGCTCATAGTTTTTCTATGGGCTTTTGTTGTTTAATTAAAACTTATTATTACCTTTGCAATGTCAATGAATTATACCCAGAATGAGGTAGAGTTTTTGATCCAAGAACTCAAAATTGAACTGAATGGCCACTTGGATGGAGCAGAAAAGAATCTGATAGCATAACACTGCCCATATTGCCATAAAAAGCACAAGTTTGCTATCTATATAGGAAAACCAACAGCAAAGAAAACAGTGTTCGCCTCTCATTGCTTTTCTTGTGGAAAATCCAACAGGGAACTAACCCCATTATTGGAATATATAGGTAGAACAGACTTAGTTTTCGAGGCTAGAAGCTCGATTGGTGCTGAATTGGATAATCTTTCTTTTATTACGGAAGATAATGGTGATATTATCGATGATAGTGTCGATATTATAGATCCTCCGAAAGAATTTAAAAGGAGTTATAAGAATAACTACTTAAGGAATCGTGGTTTTAATGCGGATGACTATGAGTACTTTCCAGTTGGGACTACGAGAGGCTGTAATTTTAAGCTTGACAATTATGTTATTTTCCTCATCATAGACGCAGGGGATATCGTTGGGTGGGTAGCGAGACATATATGGCCTAAACAAGAGATTGATGAACACAATCGAAAGGTCAAGAGGAACGATGGATATCAGATCATGAGATATCGTAATTCCACAGAGAATGATTTCGTGAAGCTCCTTTATAACTTTGACGCTGTAATCGAGGGAGAAACGGACACGGTGATTATTGTCGAAGGCATCTTTGACGTGATCGCATTGACCAGAAAACTGGAGTTATACGACTGCCAACGGATAGCTGTAGTGGCTACTTTTGGCAAGAAAATCTCCAACGTACAAATCTACAAGTTGCAAACAAAAAGGGTGAGAACCGTTGTTCTTGCTTATGATGGTGACGCTGTAGAGGCAAACAAGAACACAGCCCAGCAATTAAAGCCATATTTTGACACCTATATTGCGGACATCGAAGGATCACTTGATTTCGATGAGATGGATCGTGACCAGATTTACGATACGTTCGCTTACAGGATAAAGACTCCTATTGAGTATTCATTAAATAAAATCTAAGAAAATGTCGAGAAAAAAGAAAATCTATGCGGATCAAGATCCGTATTGGGGAGGAAGGAACATGAAATATTGGAAAGTATTCTTTCCTAGATGGTGGAACCCCTTATTTTGGATGGCGGTTATCGCTTTTCCACTCATTGCCGCAATCACAGCATTCACGGTAGGGATATATGAGTTGACATGTGAGATCTGGACCTTTTTCCACAAATACAAAATATGACCGAAAGCCTTCAAGAATGGCTTGCGGCTAACCAAATATCTTACCATGAAATAGACAATGAGGTCTTTGAGATAGAAGGCTTTGGCAAGCTATTTATTAACGATTTAACTGAGGTTGAATCCATTTTCAGAAAAGACAATAATGGAGAGACCATATTTAATATAATGTCAACCAAGACCGAATTGATAGAGCAAGAGGTATTCTATACATGCTTCCAGTTCGGGGATAACTGGTACTATTTTGACATGAGGGGAGAGTTCAGGTTGAATATACTGAAATACATAGGTAAGAGGCTCCCGACCATACATAGCACAGGATTTGTCAATCTAGGTATCCACACGCCATTCGAGCTATTGAATGGTTCTTTCCAGATTTCAGACTGGATTAGGAAAGCCAAGTATCTGGGGCAAAACGCTATCGGTATCTGCGATAAGAATACGATGGCTGGAACGTTGGTACTCCAGAAGGAATGCCAAAAGGAAGGTCTTGGCTTCGTAATTGGATATACGTTAGATATGCAATACAAGGAAGACATTGTTCCGATAAAGGTATATTGCCAAACAAACGAGGGGTTGTCCAACCTCCTACGTATCCAGAAAGAGATCAACGTGGATAGCGAGAACAAGACCCTTTCTTTCTCCAACCTACAAAGATATTGTAAGGGGAACGTGATCGTATTGGGGACATTGGCCGTGTACTGGATGTTCGACAATATCGAGTTGGTAAAAGCCTTAAACAAGGTCTCTAAGGTCTATTATCAAGTTGACCTTACCGAGTTCAAGGCTGACAGGTTCGATAAGGCATATCTGGAGGCGTTAAAGTTCTTCTATGATAAAGAGACATTTGTCCCTCCTGTCCTTATTTGCGACAACTACTATCTGGACAAGGATGACGCAAAGAACAAGATCATATTGAACAAGATCTCGGATGGTGCCGCTCATATGCAAAGTGACGAGCAATATTTCAAAGATCTGGATGAGCACTATGAGGTGATAGACCAACTATTCAGTGATGAATGGGATAAATGGGAAATATTCACTGAGATGCGTAACAATACGATCAAAATAGCCGAAAGAGTGAAAGCGGCTTACGAGACCACCAGAAACTTTATGCCTCAATATGACATGACCCCAGAGGAACGAGAGAAATATGGAGACAGGCACAACATGTTCAACCAAATCATAGAGGAAGGTTTAAAAAAACTCGTTCCTAAAGGAAAGGAAGAGGAATATCGCAAAAGGGTTGAGTATGAGAAATATGTCATTGAATCAACCAATAATATCGATTATTTTCTCGTACAATATGATACGGTGAACTGGGCCAACGAACAAGGGATCATGACAGGTATCTCCCGTGGTTCTGGAGGTGGGTGTCTCCTGCTCTATTTAATGGGTATCACCAAGCTTGACCCATTGAAGTATAACTTGATCTTTGAGAGATTCTTGCTTCCTGACCGCTCAGGTTTATACGAGGCCAACACGACCGTTATGCAAGGCAAGATAGAGTCGAAAGAATATATAGAAGTATCAATGAATGGAAAAACTTATTCGTTTGATCGAGACGCAAAATTCTTGGTCAAGCGAGGAGATGAAGAGATAGAGGTCTACGCCGATGAGCTAATGACGAACGATAATATAGTATTTGACAACAGGGATTTAATATGGACAATTAACGAGTTATGAATATAAATTTAGACGATAACCAGAAAATGAAAGAGGCATACGACTTGGTATGCAACACGAATGAGAACATATTTATCACGGGTAAGGCTGGAACAGGAAAAACCACGCTGCTTCATTATTTACAAGAGAATTGTGACAAGAATATCACGGTGGTAGCTCCTACCGGTATAGCCGCAATCAATGCGGGAGGAACGACCATACATTCACAGTTCGGTGTCCCGTTTGGTCCGTTTAGGCCCAATATCGTAGGAAAGAACGTTTATCCGGGGTTGGATAGCTACGCATTACGACCAGACAAGATCGACGTATTGAAAAATATGGATACCTTGATTATTTATGAGATCAGTATGGTTAGGGCAGATTTGTTGGACGCTATCAATGATATCTTATGTGTCCATCGTCATTGCAACAATAAGATGTTCGGAGGCGTGCAAGTGGTCATGTTCGGTGATCTTTACCAGTTAAGCCCAATTATCAACAAAGAGGAAGAAGAGATACTGAAAGACCTATATCAATCATACTATTTCTTTGATTCTTGGGCGTTAAAGCTTAGTGGATTCAAGATGATTGAACTGGATAAAATCTACCGGCAAAAAGATCCCGTATTCATTAATATTTTGAACGAGGTAAGGTCTGGAGTTATCTCCAAGGATAATTACGATATCCTCAAGAAGAAATGCCAACCACGATTCAAGTCGGAAGAGAACATGATTACGGTTTGCTCGCATAACTCAAAGGCAGACAAGATCAACTCAAAGGAACTGGAGAAATTGAAAACCAAGGAATATGTCTTTAACTGCAACGTAGAAGGAGAGTTTGGAAAAAATTCCATCCCTTGTGATATGATCCTAAGATTGAAGGAAGGAGCACAAGTGATGTTCTTAGTTAATGATCCAGAAGGTAGATATTGCAATGGTACGATTGGTACGATAGAATATCTAAAACCCAATCCAGACACCAAGGAGTTTGATATAGTGGTAAAACTGGAGGATGGATACAGCATAGAGGTTAAACCACACACATGGGACAATAACAAATTTACCCATGACGCAGATTCAGGCAAGATAAAGCGTGAGTCCATAGGCAAATGTACCCAGATCCCATTACGGTTAGCTTGGGGTATCACGATCCACAAGTCACAAGGATTGACATTTGACAAGGTGATCGTTGACGCTGGAGGATCATTCGCTGACGGACAGATTTATGTGGCCTTATCCAGATGTCGATCTCTTGAGAATATGCACCTTATCTCCATGTTCAGCCAAGATCAGATCAGATGTGATAGGAAGATCGTCAAATTCATGAGAACAAAAAGAAACGAGCAATCAATTAATACAGAAGAATAGAATGGAAGATTATAAACAAATAAAACGCAGAGTTGAAAAATTTTTAAGTTTATTCTTAAATAAAAAAGCAAGTTCTTGGATATATTTTATTCCCGATAGTTTTTTAAAGTGGGTATTAGAACTTCATGAAATTGATTTTAAAATAGCCAAAAAGAAACCCGGAACAATAGGAATTATTCTTAATGATTTGGTATACAAAAGGATTCAACCAAGTATATACGAAATATTAATATGCGATAATCCAAACAACTATAAAAATAAACAAATAAATGATCCAAATATATTAATTCCTATGCAATTAGAAGCCATATACACCATGGCATATCAAGGAGGAAGAATCCCTTTTGACGAAAAAGTTGATCTAAACATATTCTATGATTCGCTTGATCGGTTTTGGCCAGTCCAAGCGCAACAATACGATACATTATTAGATAAATAAACAGCGATATGAAACCAATCAAATTTACAAGCGGGGTTTACAGAATCAAGGAAATCAAAGAAAACTCATCTTCCAAGTTTTACAAAGATCTAAAAGTCGGTACGATGATTCGGTTTGAGTTTAAGACAGGTATTATCGAAAAGACTACTAAGATAGTTATTCATAACCTGACTAACAACACTTTTTATGTTTCTCCATCACATAAGGTTAGATCAGTATTTTGGAGGTTCGGTTTAGAAGAAGTTTTACCACAATAAACATTTGTAAAATGAAAGTTAGCAATGTAGTTGTAAAGAAAGTATCCACGGCAAGATCGGTTATTGATTGTAACGTTGGCAGAGGTTATCGGCAAGGGGAGTCAGGTTCACTCCCCGATGTCTGACGGTAGATATCGACTATCAATCAGACCGTAGGCAGGAAGTGAAGGAATACCTTGAACGCAGATATAATAAGAACGGTCTCCAGCGTGTATTCAGCGCTGGAACCTTCACCACGATGAAACTGAAGGCCGTATTAAAAGACGTGGCGAGGATTCATAATGTACCCGTGTACGAGGTGAATTACATCAACAAGATCATTGATGATGATTCCATGGACTACACCGGATTGTTCCAGCTAGTCTATACGAACAAGAGGGTCAAGGAATTTATCATGAATTATCCGCAAGTCATAGAGGATATCAGGACATTGATGGGACAACCTCGCTCCTCTTCCATTCACGCCTCAGCTATCATCATCACGCCAGAGACAAAGGATGGCAAGACGATGGAATGCTTCGATTATCTCCCGATCAAGAAGATCGATGACATCTTGGTATCCGAGATCGATGGGTATTCGATTGATGACATCGGGCTTCTTAAAAATGACTGTCTTGGTATCAAGGAGTTAACCAAGCTTCAGAAGACACGAGATTTGGTTGTTAAGGAATATGGTGATCCTACGACATTTCTGGATATTATCACAAACAAGCTGGAGGATGAGAAAGCTTACAAGTTATTCACCAATGGTTTCACGCAGAACATCTCCAGTTCGGATCGGCTGGAATGACCAAGTTCGTGATGGAGATGAAGCCAACCTGTATTCATGATCTTATAGCAGCTAATGCTTTGTTCCGTCCAGCAACCATCGAATCAAAGTCAACCGAGAATTATGTAGCCTATAAAAACAGAGAAAAGGAACCTGCTTATTTATGGGGAACTTACGAAATTATGAAAGAAACATTCTCTTTACTTGTATATCAAGAACAATTGTGTCAAATAGCTCAAGATATTGGAGGTTTTTCATTAGCAGAAGGTGTACATCTTGTCAAATTTATTAGCAAGAAAAAAGTAGATAAGATTTTAGCCATGAAAGGTAAGTTTATCGAAGGAGCAAAAAATAAGGGTTGCCCCAAAGAGGATATTGAGGCTTTATGGCACATGATAGAATCTGGAGGAAGCTATCTATTCAATAAATCGCATTCTACAGCATACGCTCTTACAGCCTATCTAGGAGCATGGTATAAAGCCAATTACCCAACAGCATTTTATACTGTAGCTCTGGAATACGCCAAAGATGAGAACATTTCCTCATTGATGGCCGAGATGGAACAAGCCTCCTCCTGTAAGATTGTCCATCCAGATATCAATGTCTCTGGGGTAGAATTTGAGACGGATTACAAGAAAAACGAGATCTATTGGTCATTATCAAGGATCAAATTCGTCGGAACAGAAAGCGTAAACTTGATAGTCAATGAGAGAGAAGAACGGCCCATATTCTTCAATTGAGGATTTTTGCAAACGTATTTTTCGAAAAAAGCTATTGAAGTTACCCGGAGAAGAAAGATGTCCAGTAAACTCAAGACAAGTCAAGAACTTGATCCTAGCGGGTTGCTTTGACAAGGTAGAGGGGATTTTATCGGTGCTGGAACGATACGCTGCCTTGGAGAAAGCGGCTGGTATATTAGGATTCGAGATCTCAGAGACAGATTTTCCACCAGAAAAGATATCACAACATTATTTCTGGTCAATGTTACAAATCTCTATCAGTGGTATAGGTAGTGTTGACTATAGAAGGGTATTCGATAACTCTGAGCTCAAGACAAAGTTAAGGGGAGCGAGTTATAAGGATATCGGACGTTGCTTCCAGCCCGATATGGACGGTAAGAAAGCGGCTATTTGCGCAACGGTAGTAGAATTCAAGGAAAAGAGTTTCGAGGATAAGGAAAAGAAGAAAAAGAACTTCGGTGTACTGACGCTCCAACAGAACACGGAGACGATAGAGCTGATAGTATGGCCAGAAAACTATGAGACAATGAAGTCACAACTTATAAGCGCAAAGGACCACATCCTTCTTATGAGTTGTATGGTAAAATGGAGTAATTTCTCCAATCAAAACGGATTACAAGATTACAAAGGTTCAATTTTAGAAATTATTTAAAGTATGTCGAAAAACAAGAGAAGAATGAGATTGTCCGAGGATGATCTATTGGTCGTGTTAAGCATGAGGGGGTATGATTTATATAATAACCCCTACAAGTACAGCGTTGATTCTCAGTCAACGTACAGATTAACCTTAAGTCGTGAAGAAGAGGACGTTGTAGCTAAAGACCGAGTAAGAAGAGCCTTTAACCAAAGTGAGGACGCTGCAAAAATCGTGAACGCAAGCCTCCAGCATATCTATCAAGATTACACGGTAATGATTACGTTGAAAAACAAGATATCGGGTGATACAGTAAGCTTTTCAGTGCTTAACGAATGAAACCAATTGTCATCTGTATTGTCGGAGCGTCCGGAAGCGGCAAGACACATATGAGTAAATTTTTATATGAGGGTTTCGGAATACCCATGGTAGTATCAATGACAACGAGACCCAAGAGACGAAACGAAGTAGACGGCATAGACCACAAATTCGTATCAAAACAAGTTCTAGAGAAAGAAAAAAAAGCGGATAATATATTGGCGTACACCAAATATGGAGATCATGAGTATTGCGCCCTTCACAGCGATATCAAAGATAAACCGATCTGTTCTTATGTGATAGATGAAGTCGGGTTAGAATATATAACCCTTCACTTCTCACATTTGTACACCATTATCGCTATCTATGTGGAAAGAAGTCTGGAGAACAGAAAGCTAAGTGGCGTTAGCATAGAGCGTCTGCATAGGGACAAGAAAAGATATACTCTTCCACCGGAATATTACGATGTGATTATAGATAATAATGGAACCCTTGGTGATTTCGAGGAGAATATCATCAAGATAATGTCAAACAAAAACAACCAAAAATATTACGAGATAAATGGCAACAGCGAAGAACAAACAGCAGATATACACCGCATGTGTACTAGATACGGAAACAGGCGGGTTAGACGCAAGTAAATGCGCCATTACCCAACTCTCCTGCCAGATGGTGAGATTGGATACCTATGAGATAATCGGCGTGTTCGATGAGTATATAAAACCATACCCTAAAAGAGACTTCCATATCAATACCAACAAAACTCTTAGAAAGAAAAGAGAGATCGAGAAAGAGGAAAGCGCCTATTTCGAGTATAACCCACAAGCATTGAAAGTAACCGGGTTGTCAGTCGATTTTTTAAATAAGAATGGGAAGGATATAAATGAGGTAGCTGATAGCTTCATTAGTTTTATCAAGAAATGCACGTTAGGGACATCAAAGGCTTACAAGCCTATCCTAGTAGGTCATAATATACCGTTTGACTTGAATTTCCTCTTTCATTTTTTTATCTATACCGGAAAGATGAAAGAGTTTTCTGACGTATTCAATGGTACTGAGGATATTTTTGGTAACTTCCACCCTCAGATGATAGACACCATGACTCTTAGCAGGATGGCATTTGCCGATGATCCGGAGGTTACGACCTATAAACTGGGAAGCTTGACAGAGATGATGGGGATCGAATTGGTTGACGCTCATTCCTCCATGGCTGATGTCGAGGCTACCAATGGATTGTTTACTATATTCTCAAACAGGATGAGATGTGGGTCAGTGGGAGATGATTCAGGATTGATTAAGCAAGCGGAAAAAACAAGGGTACATTTTAAGATATGATAGAAGAACAAGTGACATTTAAAGCGCATTCGGACAAGATGTGCTATGGGGTATCGGGTGATAATGAAGAGATGCTGGTGGAGATATCAGGGTACGACCTCAATACGAGGTTCAATCTGGACAAGATCAATTCTCTGGAGGACGCTGAGAACGCTTGTGCGGCTCTATCAAACGTGTTTTTCAAGGCTTTATGCGAGCAATTGCTTATAGAGAGCCAGAAGAACAAAAACAATAAATAGTATATATTTCTATTCTTTTTAAAGGGAGGTAACATAGCAGCTATCTCCCTTTTTATATTAATAAAACCAAAACTTAAAAGAATGAGCAATAATAGAGAAACGATACGAATACCTACCATTCAAGGCAATAAGGTATTGCAACAACAAATAAAATCTGAGTTCGCTCCTATGCCCCCGCAAGCCATGTTAACAGAGAAAGAGGAGTTGTTCTGTCAACTATTCAGTAACGGAGGGAAAAGATTCGCAGGAAACCAAGTAGAGACATACAAGCAAGTATTTGGAGACAAAGAGAATAACAAGTTGATGATCGAATCCAATAAATTGTTGCCCTCCCCAGCCGTAACGTCCAGAATCAAGGATATCATGACAAACAAGATGGAGAATGAGTCCTACGCAAAAGTAAGGGTGCTTGAGACATTGTTCGCTATCATGGATGAGACTAGGGAAGCGAAATATAAAGACAAATGGGGTGTATCCCTATCCCCTGCCCCATTACGGGCGGTGTCAGTTAACGCAGCTAAAGCTATAGCAGATATATATGGATTCAAGGCTGGAGGCGAGACTGGCGTGACAATTAATGGAGAGAATAACGTAACCTTTAACGTAATAGTACCAAACAAGAATGTATAAACCAACCCCTAAGCAAACCGAACGAGGTCTATATATATTAATAGTCGTACTTTTAATAATCTATGGCATATGGAACTCAGAGATAGCGATCCCCCTAGTAAAAGCTTTTTCAGAAGCCATGCAAATCATTATATCAACAACTCCTACAATTATTATGTCTACATGAAAAATTTAATCATGAATAACCTTCGTCTGGTTATAACTATCATATGTTTTCTTATAACGCTATATATCCAGCATATTGAGAACATGAATAAGCTTCAAGAATTAGATCATAGGTATAAGACATTGGAGATAAAAGCGGATGATCAATATAAAAAGATAGATGCCATTAAACTGGATAAATCAGTCTTCGAGGCGACCATGATCCAAGTAACAGCGATACGAGACGATATCAAAGAAATAAGATCAGATATTAAATCCATATTAAGGGAAAAATAATTCATAAAAAGAGCTATCAATATTTGGTAGTTCTTTTTTTTATTTTATACTTTTGCATTATTCTAATGAGAGCAAAATCTACGCTCAACCTATTTATATATTATCAATAATATTAATACTTAATAGCATAATACACCGTTTTTTATTCGCTGTATTATTATTATCATTATCCATATCAAGTTCAAAAAGCGAATACAATCATATACATTATTATACTGAGAATGATCTATTCAACGATGCCGTAGAGTTCATCATCAATCATGAGGGATGGCATGGTAAGGATCATCACCCTTTTGTGGGATATGGCCACAAACTAACCAAGGAGGATAGATTCAATCATAATATTTCCCACTCTTTCGCAAGGGAACTTGTGATAAAAGATCTCAAACAAAAATGCTCGGTATTCAAGGAATTCGGAAAGGACTCCTTGCTTCTAGGGATACTGGCTTATAACGTGGGAGAAGGGAATGTCAGAAGATCGGAAATGATCAAAAAGATAAGATCCGGTAACAGATCGATCTATGAGAACTATGTCAGCTTTTGCAAGGTCAATGGTAAGATAGTTCCCTCAATCAGAAATAGAAGGATAAAAGAGTACAATCAATTTTTCAATAAAACAAAAATAACTAGAAATGGATTTAAAAGTAAACGATGTAGTAGTCATTGATGAGATTCCAGATAAAGACTTGAATTTCTTGTCTGGAAGATTAGGGATTATAACCCAAGTATTAAACAGCCCGGCACGCAAGTCTAGGGGTTATATCGTGAGAGTTGTCGGCTTAGGGGAAGAGTTCGAGCAAGAGTGGTTCATCGATATTCAGTACGTTAAACCAAATAATCAATAGAATATGTATATAACAACACAAATTGTAAAAGCTGTTCCAATGACAGCGTATGAATACCAAATATCCCAAGGATATGAAGGATGTGAGGATCTTGAGAATATTAACGGATACAAAATAACCGATGATGATGGGGTAATGGAATGGATCTGTGAGTATGAGTTTAAAAAGAGATATAGGGGTATCATGGGGCAAATGACTTTCGGGGATGCGATAGAGTATCTGAAGAAGGGATGCTTGGTTACAAGAAAAGGATGGAATGGCAAAGGCATGTACCTATTTATTAGACCAGAGGATACTCTTCCACTGGAAACAATCGTAAAGGCCAAGTCATTACCAGACGCATTCAAGGATAAGGTTCTCGAAAAACCAAATACGGAATCAGTAAAGTTTGGAGCCTATATTTGCATGAAATGCGCGGATGGTTCTATATGCAACGGTTGGTTAGCGTCACAGATCGACATGTTAAGCAATGACTGGATGTTAGTCTTAACCAAAGATCATGAATAGACTTTTAGTGCTAGGAATATTTATCAGCACCATACTAAATATTTGGCTTTTTACCGATCGAGGCAAATTAATCGAGTCTAGGGATAAATACCAGCAAAACACCGAGACTCTCTTGGCTGATATACGCCAATACAAACTAGACTCAACAAGAAGCGCAACAGAGAGCTCAAGATTACAGTTGACCATAGAGGAATACAAGAAGTACAGGGAGGAAGACACGAAAATCATAAGAGATCTAGGAATAAACATAAAAAGGCTGAAGGCTTCCCTCCAACATCAAGTGTCGATAGATGTACCTATCGATGTGCCCGTAAGAGATAGCATCATTTACAGAGACTCGCTTATCAAGGTTCCATCGATCAAGTTATCCAATAAATACGTAAGCATAGATGCTACAATCGAAAATAACACGTTGAAAGGATATATGTCACTGAATGTATGGCTGAAGCAGTTTGTATACATAGAGCCAAAACACAAGTTCCTTTGGTTTAGGTGGGGGATTAAAGGGATCAATCAAGTAATCATCTCAGATAACCCATATGTAAAAATCAATTATTCAGAATTTATAGAAATCAGTAAAAAATAAAGAAGTATGTTAGAAAAAGTATTGTTTTGGAGGGTAAACTCAACAACTCTGACCTCCGACCTTAATTCGGTAAACAACGTATTCATCAAGTTGATAACCAAACTAGAAAAGATCCGAAAGCGTCTTTCAGTTGTCTCGGAGAAAAACCAACAACAAATTACCAAACTCCAGATCGAGAGAGACAAGTTATCCGTGATCGATCGTGATATTCAAACTCAAATCGAGAAATACGAAGGGATGATAGTATAGAGTTAAAGGGGCGTTAAGCCCCTTTGTCGTTAATAGACTATTCTTAATAAAAACCAAAACACGATACTAATGGGATACAAAACTTTAGTCCCTCCCAAGGACTTAAAAATCAATTTCTCCCCTTCGCCAAAACAATTCGAGCTATGGAAAGCGTTACAGCCAGAATGTCATATATGCGGTGGAGAGATAAAGAACGTATATATAGGAACAGACGATCATGGGAATAAACAGTATGTTCCTGAATGCTCATCATGTGGTAATAGGAACATACCCCAGATGATTCTCGGAGGAGGAGCTGCTGGAGGAGGTAAGGCACAACCCTATTCAGCCAAGATACTTACGCCGGAAGGATGGATAACAATGGGTGACGTTAAGATAGGAACAGTGGTGTCAACCCCAGATGGAAAGACTGCCAAGGTGATAGCTATCCATGAGCAAGGAATAAAAAAGGTTAACAAAGTGATTACCAATGATGGATGTTCTACAGAATGCTGTGACGATCATTTATGGAAAGTATATTACAAGAAGAGAGACAAGACTTGGATCAAGGGTGGATATGATGAGAGGATTATGGATACAGCTACCATAAGAAAAAGACTCAAACATGGAAACCTAGCTTTCATCCCTACCGTGAACGAGCTAGAGTTCGGCGGGAAGTTTGATAACTATATGACCGCCTACTCTTGGGGATATTACATCCGAAATATCATGCCAGACCCTAATAACTTCAAGAGATCAAATCACACAGAGATCCCGCAAGACCTAGTTACCTCCAGCCTTGAGGACAGAAAAAATTTCTTGAGAGGATTGCTTAAGGAAGTAAATATAAGGAGTACCGGCAAATATGAGTTCATGAGCCGATCGGAGAAATTTGCCAATCAATTGCTGGGCATCCTTAGAAGTGTTGGGGCCATAGCTACCATAGTCAAGAGCAAGGGGAAAGGAACCATGACAAAATATTTCGTTCGCTTCTCATTCGACCCAAGGGTAAATAAACTAACAAAGCCTACTACTACTCCAGATCATAGGAGATATATACGAAGCGTGATCGAGTTGGACGAGCATAAGGAATGCAGGTGCATAACGCTTGACAGCGATGACCAATTGTATATCACTGATGATTTTCTTGTCACCCATAACTCATATGTTGGTAGCGCATGGCTGGTGAGCAGTTGCATGAGGTCCCCCAACATACGAGCCGTAGTAGCACGTAAGACTATCAAGTCTCTGAAGGAATCAACGTTTGTTACCATTAAGAAAGTAATGAAGGAATGGGAACTAAAAGAGGATGAGAATTTCTGCATAAATAATATAGAGGGAACGATAACTTTCTGGAACGAGTCTGTTATCATGATGAAGGAGATGGCCGATCTTCCAGCGGACTTGGATTTTTCCCGTTTTGGTTCTATGGAGGCTACCTTGGTTTTCGTTGACGAGGCATCCGAGGTTTCAGAAAGGGCAGCAGACGTGATGTTTTCCCGTATTCGTTGGAAAACATCGGAGACATTCAAGACACCCAAGATGTTCTTGTCTTGTAATCCGGCGGCATGTTGGTTGCGAGATAGGTTCGTACAGGACAATGATGGCAATCCTGTGAAGTGCAGGGATGGCGAGGTATTTATTAGGTTCTCTATATTCGATAATCCGGATGAGAGTTTCCGACAGATATACAAGTCTTCGCTGAATAAGATCAAGGATAACGCTACAAGGGAACGTCTTTTATATGGAAACTGGGATTTCGTTGAGGCTAATGAAATGGCATTATACAAAAGTTTCTCGGGTGACAAGCATTTGATCCAGAGCTTGAAAGAGAATGTATATGATCCGATGAAACCATTGATCCTAGGATTCGACTTCAACGTATTTCCGCACATGACATGCGAGGCCGTACAAATCGATTGGGAGAATAAGAACGTGTATTTTTTGGAGGAATTTCTTGGGAGGCCAGAGGAGAAACTTAACAATACCCCTAAGTTTGCCCAGTACGTAAAGGATAAGTTATTGGAATCAAAACATATCGGAGGAGTGGTATTGACGGGAGACCCCGCTGGATTGGCCAGAAACACACAAACTGAGGATGGCGTAAACAATTTCACCATTATCCAGTCTTGCATGAATAACACCATATTAAGACCAAAACAGAACATACTAGCCAAGCAACCACCTCAGAAGAACCGTGTTGATTGGATCAATGAGTTATTCGATGGTCTGGATGGGTGGAATATTTATATTGACCTAAGCAGGAAATTGACCGAGGATTTGGTCTATCAGATCAGAAATGAGGATGGAACAAAGAACAAGCAGAAGGTCACTGATCCAAAGACAAAGGTGCGTTACGAAAAATTCGGACATAATTCAGACGTTTTTGACTATGTTCTCTGCACCTTCCTATCAAAAAGCTGGCTCAAATATCAACGAGGAGGGCAAACCGGAACCGTATTAACAACATCAACAATTAAACCGCAATTCAGTTATTAAATGGAAAACAACAGATTTTTATTGGATAATGATTATTTAGAGATAATCACCAAGGAAGCCCTAGATCAAATGATTCAACCGGGAAACGAGCATAAATTCATCAAAGCTGAGGAATCCGCAGAGATGTCTATATTGGAGAATCTAGTGGAGAATTATGAGATAGAGAACGAGTTAATGAAAGGCAAGGCTATCAGGAAGTACGATAGAAGGATCAACTATCCTGTAGGCGCATATATCCAGTACGAGGACAATATCTACAAGGTGATCCGTTCTATCAGTGGCTATAAGGTTCCCACCGACAAAATTTATTGGGAAGAGTCAATCGAGATCCAAGAACTTATCAACGCTGATCCTTATTCCCAACTAATGACCTATCGACCGGGAGATTTAGTCTGCTACAATGGGATCGTATTTGAGTGCATGCTTGAGAATGGTTACGAGTTCGATGACATACGGATACCATTATCAAGCTGCTGGAAAAAAACAGAGCCATCTGAGTGGACTCCTACCCCATTCCTGCTATACGATCCGGTAAGCTATAATGGAAAGTTCTATCAACTGTATGAGCTGGCTGATTACGATGAGACAATATCGCCAGACTTGTTACCTCAATGTTGGGGAGAGATACTGCCGTATGATCCTAATTATAATGAATATGAGTTATCGCCACATGAGTTCGTGGTCTACGATGGGAAAGTATTCTATCCAGCATTGAACGTGAATAGCGACATCCCAGAGATAGGAAAGAATTTGGTGCTGGAAGATCCCAGACATAAGAATATCAAGAAGCACATGGTCAGATTAGCCCTTTACGAGCTGACCAAGAACATTTCTCCCAATAATGTATCCATTACTAGGTCAAACGATTATGAGACCTCTATGGCTTGGCTAAGGGATACAAATAGACTGAAGATAAACCCTATGATTCCAAGAAAAGTAGATAATACCGGACAACCAGCTACGGATTGGGGAGTAGCCACTTTCCAGAAGTCATATGACCCTTACTTAAATCCTTGGCAGGTATAATAACAAAGAACGTCCACCATATATATGGAATGGTGGACGTTCAACCTTAACTATATTGCCGGTACTCAACCGATGACGTAAAGGTAGGGATTATTATACGATGAACTATTTATTCCTCATGTTAGACAACATGCTCACGCATTGAATTACAGACGTTTCATTCCTCACAAAAATATAGAAATTTATATTGTTAGGTTCTCAAGAAGAGTGGTTCTAAGAATGCTTAAAACATTAAGCATTGTATTCCAGTCTCAATACCTTTCTTAAAATCATCTTGGTATTTATCTTTTTTCCATCCGCTATTTATTAATATTTTCATTCCACTTTCAACTAACAGATTTATATGATCAGTTAAAAGAATAGCCACATTTTGAACATAAGTAGGTTCGTCTTTAGTTAATGAAAACTGAGAATCTATGGGTATAACATTCCCATTTTCATCAATCAACATATTTTCACCATTTCCATCCCAAGCATTCCATGAAGAATCGCTAGACGAATGAGCCGAAGAATGAGCTTCAGCATCACTTTCCGAAAATCCCAGTCTATCTTTTATTCCAGACAAATCAAACCTGTCATAGTTTCTTGTCAATAAATCCATTACTAAAATTTTACCCAAATCAAAACATGCTGTTTTTCGTTTTTCAATATCATGAACATTATCAGAAAAATCATAAAGATCCCGTCCTCCAACTTTGTCCATCAACAAAGCTGTTTGTGGATCAATTACTTCTCCTTGTTTATTTTTATTGTTTACATCACCTAGTGCTCGTTTCACTTCCAACCATAAAAAATCTCTCTTATTAATAATTCGAGCATTTGCAGTTTTCAGACCAAATCGTTCGGTGGCTATTCGATCTAGTTCTGGAGCTACAGCACCATACCCATTAAATTTTATGACAAACCTCTCGTCACTTCCTATTAACACACCATCAGCTCCCCCTTCTGACCATCCATATGTTAATTGACAGACTTGCGACGAACGATAGTTGCTTATTCGTTCGAATATCAAGGATTTATCAATTTTATTCATAGCCAATTGACTACAATGTCCATTAATAAATTCAAAATGGTTAGTGGATTGAGATCTATTATCTACAATATGTCCTCCACCACCTTTCGATTGCTGCAATACCCTAGAAGTAGCCTCTTTATGTTGTTTTTCTGTTTTCATAATCATTCGATTTAATAATTTTCCAAATATATGGAAATCATTTGAAAA